GTTCGATGATAGCACCGAAGTCTGCTGTGTCTAGAAAAATTTTCATGTTGTTTGTATAATAATTTTATCGTTCTTCAAAGTCAATGCGTCGGACCTTGCGTTGTCGCCGTTCCTCCTGAAAAACCAAGTCTTGCGGTGACAGCTTCGTAGTATTCTTTTGTTTCTGGGGACTCGACACTAGTTCTACCAGGGATAGATCCTTCCCTGATATGTTGGTGCCACGGATGCTCGTAAGATTCGGACATCCGCAACATCTGGTCTTGGTTGGATGTGACTCCAGAACCTTGCCGCAGTTCTTGCATTTGATTACTAACATTTTCCAACATACCTCTGATGTATGCCAGCTCTATATGCAACTCATGTAGCTGGTCTTTAATTTTTTCTTTGTTCATTAGTATAGGTATACTATGGGCGATGAGGGAATCGAACCCCCGACCCTCTCCGTGTAAAGGAGGTGCGCTACCGCTGCGCTAATCGCCCTGGCAGGCACGGCTGGACTCGAACCAGCAATCGGCACTTTAGAAGAGTGATGCATTATCCATTATGCTACGTGCCCATGAAGAAGGGGCATTGCACCCCCAAGAGTTATTGGATTAGAAGGATAACCTATCCCCCATCTCCCATCTAGGCAGCAACGGTGCTGCGGGAGAATGCTACGATATTATTCGCAGCAGTATGAGATGTTTTTGCATCTAGGGTTTTGTTCCGTCAACAATTACAACCTTTTTGCCCTGTCGAAACCATGGCACCCCCAGAGTGGGTAGAGTTGGATTTGAACCAACGTAAGCATAGCTAACGGATTTACAGTCCGTCTCCTTTAACCACTCGGACACCTACCCGATGGAAGTGAGGGGAATCGAACCCCTGTCCAGAACAACAGACTTTGCAACCTCTTGAACACTGTATATAGTAGCACAGTGACTAGGTGTTGTCAAGCAAATTGATTGATACCAGAACCAGACATCCAAACTTGTGGATCTAGTTGTGTAGTAGTTTTGCCAGTGCTTGTGGCAATTTGATACATGATTTCATGGATATTATATGGAGCTCCAGTCTCTTCTTCTACTAACAAGAGTCTTTCTGCAACACAAAGATCATATTGTTCTTTAAAACTCTCTTGGGTCTCGCTTAATGTTGCAGGTCCGAACCAAGGATCGTCTTTAAGATATTTTGGTGCAGGGAATGTCATACTAGTTTCAGTTTAGATTCGTAGTCATAGGCATAAACCTCACGGTTGCCTTTAATACCCCATCCTAACCAGTAGTAAGCAGGAACCATGTACTGCGAGATAGAATATCCACGTCCTTCAAACTCTGGAAGATACCGTTGGAAGATAGGTTCGTTAATCATCCATCGAGTCTGACCTTCCAGACTGCTGGGATCACAACCATATTTAGCACAGAAATTGCCAAGATTTTTATAGCGACCAATACTGGTCCACTGGATCAAACCATATCCACCAGTAGTGCATTGGGTATAAGACACCCGAGCTCCACCTTCACAGATGTTAGAGATGAACTTACTCTCCTGCTTGATGTTCCCCATCAGTGTAGCAAGGGCATTCTTATCAGTAATTTTTGTTCGTTCTTGTAGTTCTGCAAGTACATACTGTTCCTCTGGAGTGCAGTCTTCACACTGCCAGGTAGGTTCGTATTGTATTACAGGAACAGATACAGGTCCTTCCAATGGTGGAAGTGACGCTGGAATCATGAATGAGAGACCAGCAGCTATAAATGCTTGTGAGATCATTCGTTTCATTACGACAGTGCCTATGCTAGCACACTATCTAGGTGGCGTCAAGACGCCTGGGAGCATAATATGCCTTGTAGTATGCCACTATACCATCTGTCTTATTGTTGCCTTGGGATACCCAGTCATGACAGCATTCCACAATGCTTTTTTGACTGTATACAGGACTACCATCTGGTTTAAGCTCACTACCAAATCGTTTCAAAAGCAAAGCATACACTCTAGAACGGATGTCCAATCGGTCATTACTGTAGCGCCAATCATCTGCCATGTTGAGGTAGCAACTGGAGTAATTGTATCACAGTTAACATAGTATGTCAAGCTAAATAACTGTGTGGTAAAAATTAGATCGAATGAAAAAAGTCTTTTTGACTTTTGGAATGCTACTGATGACCGCATCTGCAGCGAATGCAGGCGGACTTGTATCAAAACATGCTTCTAGTGTCCAACTTACAGTTGATGCTGCCAGAAGTTCGGCAACAAGAATTGGTTCCTCATTTAGTATCTCTGGTTCAAACATTGATACTACGGACGGTACTACAGCAGGCACAGTGTCTGTAGGCACGATTACGTCTGGAGTATATGCTCCTGGCACTATTGGTGCTACTCAAGACACAGCAGGTGCTGCGTTCTCGTTCAGTCAGTCATATACCCAGGCTGATGCAGTCCCAACTGCTGCTCCTACTGTAGGAGCTGTTCCTAACTTCAGTAATGTAACTTCTTACACTGCTGGTACTGCTGGAACATTAGCTGGTACTGTTACTTCAGCTGGTGTAATTGGAGTGACGGCTGGTGGTGCTGGTACATCTGCTACTGGACAATTTGTGAGTGAAATCACTGTTATCGACTGATGGAGATTCGCAATGACCCATTTTGGAAAGACAATCATATATATTGCGATGTCTGTGGCGGGAGTAAGTCTTATTCCTGCCGCTGCCCTGGCGGTCCCCGTGGTCCCAAATTTCACCCAGGGCTCAATGTCGAGCCACACAGAGACAACGCAAACGATAACTGAAACAATCAATAGCATGGACTACTCGACAGGATATCAATATTCTGCCACAGGTTCAGGTGTTAGTGCTAGTGGGAATCTTTCCCCTGGTACTTCTAATACCAATGTAACAATAGATGGAGTGAATTCAACATGGACAGGAGTGGGTTCAAAACCAAGCTTCACACAGACAGCACCAGGTCAAGCGTTCCAGTTTACGGAAACTTACAATGGACCAGGGCTACAAAATCATACGATTATAGAAAGAGTAACAGAGGTTACAAGCATAACCGACACAACAAGTATCTTCTCACAATAAAAGCATTATGTCTATCTGCCCTAGCTGTAAGTGTAACTGCCCCTGTAAATGCAGAGACTGTGGGGGGTGTAAGTGCAACGGCATCCCCAATCGCAAATAGCTCTGGCTCGGTTACCAACCAAGCTATTCAGGTTTTGCAAGGACCGTATATCACTAACACATATGGTGGTGGGATTCAATGTCAAGGTCCCACTCGTAACTTCACACCGTATGTGACAGGAAGTGCGTCTGCTTCTAAACCATATCAAGATTATTATAACGATCCAGTATATGATATAGGTGATAACTTTGGTGCCTTTGATGAGAACGGAAATGATATTGGGGATGGCATCATTGATAATCCTGGGGACATCCTCTTCCATAAAAAAACTAGAACTGGACAGAAAGATAACTACAGTTTAGGTGTAGGTTTCTCTATGACCTGGAGTACACCTACTGATAAGAAACTGCAGGATCTATGTAAAGAAGCAGCAAGTTCTAACATTGCAATGATGCAACAAATAACTGCCAATAAAAGATTGGACTTTGAGATTGCGAGACTTAAGAATTGCGGAACACTAATGCAACAAGGAATTAGTTTTCATCCTAGAAGTCCTTACTTTAAAGTGTGTGCAGACGTTGTAGTTAACGATGTTAATACCGTCAAGCAACATCGCCATTCTATACCTAGTTCTACTTCTTCTTCTTCTGACTCTTCGCCGCAACAGACCGAAGCTTTGCAATCGCTTCATTCCGAAGACGCTGCTCTCCTCGGCGCTCCGTTACAGACTCGACCTTTGGTTTCTTACCCCGAATAGCAGCAACCTTCTTCAGAACTTTCTTCACTGTAGGTTTGATTACCTTCAGAAGAATGTCAGCGAATGGTTTAGCAAGCAGTGCAGATGTAGTAGCAACTACAGCAATACCCCCAGTGGTGATAACAACACCAGTTGGGGGTAATCCATTTAATACTTGTGTCATGATAGGTACATCACCTACCTCTCGGATACATTGGTCTCCAACCAACTTGTATCCTAATACTTCTTTGCGTCCACCATCAAACAGGAACCCCACGGGTTCTGTATCTAACTGTTCTTGAGTAGGACATTGAATGTCTACTGTTGCTGCTGGTGTCTTTGGTGCTGGTGTATCTGTTTTTGTATCTGTAGGTGGATTAGTTTTTGATCCTTTGTACGCAGGTACAGGAGATTCATTTGTAAACTTCAGCTGACCTTTATCATAATCGATAGGATTAAATGATGGTGTACCTGCATCACAAAATACTTTGACACCTTTTGGATCTAATTCATTGATGTCAAAGTTATTATTTTCATTTTGTTCGTGTGCTTCTACACAGCCAGGCATGTCCACGATAGGGACCCCAATCATATTAGTGACTGGGTAGATTTGAGGGACACTAGGAGTTCGTACCTCGGGAGCAGTCCATATATTAATTGGACCGATATCGAGTTGGCGAATATTAATTCCCTCTGCACTAATGTCTGGAATTTCCATATTAGAATGGCAGTGCAGCACCTGTGGTAGAAGGCACAGAAGGTATCTCTGGCATAGCAGAGTTTATCATAGAAGGAAGTGCTTCTGTGATTGCTTCGGTGATAGCAGCAGTTGCTTTCTCCCTAGCACCTTCAATTAATGTATCCTTTTGAACGTAAAGATAAGCACCACCCCCGAGAACAGATAGAGAAACTAGACCTGACAATAATGCGACACCGTTAATAATCTTTTGCATCTTTCTTCTCCAATGTAGGTGCTTGCTTTGAATCGTCTTTCTTTTTAGACGCAACGACACCGAACGTCGCAAGCGTTCCCGTGAAGACGCTGGCGATAAAAGTGGGATCGATGTTTTTTTGAGGAATACCAGGAACAGTTACATAATTAAGGGTCAGAATTGCTGCTGACCATCCAAGTATAATAACTCGGACGAGAGTTGATACACCCTCATCCGCCCACTCAAATTTATTTTCCTTTTTGGCTTCCTCTTTCTTCTTCGGATTTGATTCCATGAGTAAAGAGTAAGGCACAACTATTTATTTGATGTAACCTTCTTTCTCTAGGTACTCTCTAGTCAAAGGTGTTGGGTCATACACTTCCCACATATTACCACCAGCACAAGCAGCAAGAGCATTCATTGTCATGTTCTCTGTTCTACCTGCCCACTGTGCTTCTGCTTCCCATGGCACAGCAGAATCAGGGTATGTACGCTCTGCCAACACACGCCAGATCATAGGAACTTCATCCTCTGGTTTGATGATAGCAATAAGACTGTTGTCAATCGTTCCTGCCATACAATCCTGTGCTGCATGCCATCCTTCATGACGCATAACCATCATCAGGACTCCAGGAGATCCCATGTGATCTTTATTGAGGAAGAAGTTATTAGAGACAGTATGGTATACACCACGATGTCCTGCAGGGAAATACTTCTGGTCAGCAAGAAATACATTCACACCAACTTGATTGAGTGAGTGTAGGATGTTGTGGAACTCACCAGTCACACTGGTAAAGTCTTCCATATCATTGTAATTAGATGAGATGTCAAGCATGGAAGTTACCTTGACTACATCATCAGTGCATTCACCAAGGAGCATACACCCCATTGCAT